AGTTGTGTCTGCTAATGTTGGGCCGCCAACATATTCTGTGTGCCACACAATACCAAATCCTGCATTTTGAATTTGTTTACCTAACTCGCTGTCTTTTGGTACAGCATATGTGATTGTGTTTGGTTTAAAAACTATGTGGGGTTCGCCATCAATGTTTATTTCTTTAATATCTTCTTGACCAGCAAACAGCATGTCACCTTGTGCAACTGTGTCCCAATTTAATCTACCTAAAAATTTTAATGCTAACTTTAATTTATCTCTTAAACCACTAGAATCTTTGTCACCTTGATCAGCATGATTACGTTCAATGTCTTGAGGGGTAAAGTTCAGTTTAGGTTTTTGTGCAAACACACCTTTTGTGCCCACAAAAAATTTACCAGTTTGTGGATCTTTGCCTGCAATAATAGCAGGAGCACCGTCCCATTTGGTTGTCATACTAACAGGTGCTTTGCTGTTTCCTTCTAACATTTGATGTAAACTGTATAGATAGTCTACGGCTTCTTTTGCACCTGCAAAACCTTTATTAAAGATATTGTCTTCTAAATGTTCAAGGTGAGTGTTTTTGCCTTCTTTGGCTTCTAATAATACACTTTCTGAAAGTAGTTGAGTAACAAGTGGTTTCGAAATTTCTACAAATTTCACTTTAAACTCCTGCTAATACTTTGTATTCAAATAACTCTAAATCTTTTTGGGGTATTAAAACAACATCTGATTGTGATTCTGTAATAAGAACTTTGTAACCTAATTGTTCCCAAGTAATGCCAGCATATTCTAATACTTTATTCACATGTTCAAATGATTCTCTGCTCATACTTCTTGCTACTTTAACAAGTTGTTGATAAGCAGGACTTTGTTTGTCCATTTTAGTTCTTTTTAGCATAGCAGGTAATGTTGCGGCATAATTACTGATGTCAACATTCTGAGATTTCATTCTAGATAACTCATCTACAAATTTTTGTGCGGCTTGCTCGTCGCCTCCCATAACTGCTTTTTGTAAATAACCTAAATCTGTTTTTGCAACATTAGATACTGCTTTCTTATCTGTTGGTTGATCAATTTGAGGTTTACTTCTTAATAAATTACCCATTGCTCTACCAATACCTGCGCCTGCAGTTGCGCCTGTTCTTTTCCACACATTGGCATTTGGGTCTGCTTTAGTTTTGGTTGCAAGTTCTCCGCCAATCGCTTGGTTAAACTTATCCTTCATCTTAGACATAAAACCTTTAGGTTCTTGTCCTTTGTTAGCATAATATTTGTCTAACTGTTTTGCTTGTGCAGATGTTGGGCTTAAAGGCACAGCACCTTGTGCTGGTTTTTTAGTTTTTGGATCAACTTCAATCCAACCCTGTGCGGAATTACTAAACATTCTACCGTCTGGTAATTTTATTTCTGATGATTGATAATCTCTGGTAGCCGATTTTTGTCTGGCCATTTGAGCAATTCTGCCCATAGATTGAACAGCACCTTGCTGAAAGTTTCGCTTTTGTTTGTTTTTTAGAAACTGTTGTCTTGCCCTACTTTGAGGTGCTTCATTTATCTCGTTGATTCTCATCGGTGCTCTCTTTTACAATTTTCTTTATGCCTCGTGAAAATTTCATGTGGTCACCGCTTTTAAGACTGTTTATAAGTCTACGCTCTAGATCTAGTGCAGTCTCTTCGTCATATAGCTCATACAATGTTTTTTTGATATTTGCGGCACTAGAAACTAAATGCTCTACACGATTTTCAAGAATATGGTGTTTATTCCTATCAACACTGATAGAATTTAACTCTTCTAATATACTTCTTGTTTTTTTCACAGCATTTATTCCTTAATTACACATATTTATCATCTACATGTCGTTTTTCTTTAAGAACTCTCGTATGCCTAATGCCTGACTAACTGTATTTTCAGCAGATGGCTCATCTGCTTTTATACTATTACTGCGTTTGAGCTGATCAACTAATGATGATGTAGTTACTGTCAATGCATCCTCATCATCGTCATCTAGATCTGACACTCGTAACGTATCTGGATTAAATTTTAGATCAACTTTACTGCCAACACCACTGCTAGAACGTGTTTTCATAAACTGTATTTGATACCTTCCACGTTCTCGCATAGCATTGCTTGTAAAGATACCCACAACATTGTCTGCTGTTTGTATTTTTGAGATGCCGCCTGCAATATGATGATGATCAAATTCTATTTCTTCAACTGCACCTCTGTTTAACTGTGATGCTGTTACTAATAATAATCCCTTTTCAACTGCTAAATTTCTCAATTCCTCAGAAACATATTTGTCTTTGATAAACAAATCACCTGGACTAACTCTAGCACTAATTGGCATCATGAGATCCAAGTAGTCAACTAACAGTGCATCTACTTTTACATCTGCATTTATTTCATATTCTCGAACAAATGCTCTAATATCATTTGCAGTTACACCATTAGGCATCTGTTTAACTCTAAATTTACCGGCTCCTTTACCTTTCATACGCACTTTGAGATCAACATCATCCATGTTACGCATAATTTCTTTAGTGCCAAACTCACTGACCATAGCATCAAGACGCATACTGATAAGTTGTTCACTAAGTTCTAATGATACATAAACAACATTTAATCCTGCTAAACTCCAGTTTACGCCCAAGTTTTGTAAGAACAAACTTTTACCTGCCCCTGAGCCTCCTGCGAATATTGTTATTTCTCCTCTGTTCAGACCACCGTAAAGTTTTTGGTCGAACATTTTCCAGCCTGTTGGTGTCGCACCTGCTTGATTTTTTATCCACTGTAATCTTTCCTTTGGATTTTCGAAATAGTCTAAACCTAGATCTTTTACAAGTCCTACTTGACTTGCTTGTTTGATTTTATTTTCTACAGCACCATAATCTTGTTTTTCTAACAAGTCGGTACTGTCTAATATGGCTTTTTCTAGTGCTTTGTGTCTACAAAAAGTTTCAAAACTATCCAAAAACCATTCAATATGATTATCAGTTATACCGTCTACACGTTCTAAGTCTATATTTGTAGTTGCACTAATTTGATCAATGGTAGGAATACTGCTATATTCTTGAGAATGTTGTTTTAGAAATTTAACAGTATCTTGATATTTTCTGTTAAACATATATGGTTCAACAATATTATTTACCCTCACAAATAACTCAGGGTCACTTATAATAAAACGAAGAAATAATTCTTGGATTTCTTCTGTGTATTCTTGTCTATCCATATATTTTCATTGCTCCTTCATAGAGAAACTGTGCTAATAATTTATGACCTTTTTCGTTTGGATGGTGATCATCATGGCTAACAATTAAATCAGGATCATCATTCATAAATCCTGCAAAAGAAATACCAGACCATTTTGTTTTGTCTATACACTGTAATAATATACTTTCTAATGTTGTTTTTTGAGGATTATAAAAGTCCAAAAACTTGTTACTAACAACATGTTCTTCAGGTGACATAGTGGTAAAATAAAATTTTATATTATTCTTCAAAAAATAGTTCTGTAAGGTCAAAATGTTTTTAAGCATATGTATTTTGTAATCAGTTGTACTCCATAAGTATAACATTTCTTGAGTTGCCGCGTCTACGAATTCATCATTATTTTTTACTTCTAAATCACACATCATTGTGAGGCTCGATTTTGGGACATTATTTAAAATTTGATTTGGGTAGTCTATGTATGTTGTTAAATTTACATAATCATTTATAGACTCGTTATACACTTCTTTTCTATACTGACTGGTCCACTGAATTATAACAATGTACTCACTCATATCGTTGCTTTCACAAAAGTCCATAGTAGTTCTAACAATTCTATCATTACTACCTCCCCCAAATGATAAATTAGTAACATCATCAAACTTATCACTTAATTGTGCTGGCCAGACATGACTCATAGGTGGAAGTATTTGGTTATTTTTGTCTCTTGGTGTTTGATGACCATAAGTAAAACTACATCCATTTGCTAAAAGTTTCATAGCATTCCTCTTTGTTTCATTTCTCTTAGTATTGCATCTCCTATTAGTTTATGACCAAGTTTATTAGGATGACCATCTGTAGCACTCACTCTGTTTTTACCCATATAAAATGTAAAAGGTTGTTGTGACCACAATGATAAATCTAAAGATTTTTTTAAATTTAATTCATACTTAGTAGGTCTATTATCTATGTCATCGAATGAAATACCGTTTGGATTAGAGCCGAGATGTCCAAAATAAGACATAGATGTAAACATAAAAGGTATGTTTTTTTGTTTTAAAAAGTTTTCTAAAAGAAATACATTTTTATAATATTGAATAAACATATCATTAAAAGATTTTACAAATAATGTTTGATTTTCTGCGGCAGATATAAAATTTTTATATGCAGTTGTTTTTTTAAATTTAGAAATATATTTTCCATTGTCAAAATGAACATTGTATTTTGAATTTTTTGATTGCTCTTTAACAGATTGTGTTAAGTTAGTCTGAGATAAATTACATACTCCAGCCCAATCTTTTACTAAATCTACATATACCTCATAACGCAACGGTGACGTCCACTGAATAACAGCAACATGATTTTGTCGAGGTTTAGAAAAATACTCCATTGTGGTTCTCAAAATACGATCATTACTGCCGCCTGCTAACGCTGAAATAATCACATCATCAAAATGATTGCGTATTTGGTTTGCCCAAACATATTTTGCAGGAGGGTTTAATTGGCCTTCTGTGTTGTGTACTTCGCCATGGCCCCTAGTAAAACTGCAACCGTTTGTATAAAGTATCATAGATATCTACCCACTAAAAATCCTGCTAAAAATACAAGCCAATCAAATACAAAATGCATCATAAAAGATAGAGCAAATATTTCTTTCCAGTGCTTTTTACAAATGTCTAACCACTCTGCTAACTTTCTCATAACATTTTTGCCTGTACTTGAATTTTAATTTTATTATTTGATGCATTTTGTAAAATACTTTTCAAAGTTAAAAGTCTACCATATTTAACAACAGCATCTGCCGCATCTTTTATACCATCCTTCCAAGGAGGAAAACTTACTTCCCATCCTAACTCTATTGCTTGTTCTATAAGTTGTTTTCCTGCACTATCTCTGTCTGGGCATAAAATTACACGTTTATTTAATTTGTCAATTAAATGTGCCTGCTCTGGTGTGACGCCGTTGCCTAACACACTAATACCATCAACAAGAATAGCATCAAAAACACCTTCTGTAACAATCACAAAATCTCTTTCACTGTCAACAAATTTATCTATATTAAAAACATAACCACTTTGCATATTAAGCAAATATTTTGGAGTTTCTTTATCAGGTGGATTGATATGTCTTCCTGTCCAACCCACTAACTCATCATTGTACATAAACGGTACAACAATTCTAGATTTATACAAATTATTATCAAAATGCAATAGCGGGTAAACACCTAAAAGTTTACGTGATAATGCATATTGTTTTACAGCATGATCGTCTGGTAGAGATTCGATTAAACTGGCATCTTTAGGTAAGTTTACAACATCAAATGTAGATGCACTATACACATATGCATCTGTCTCTTCTATATTAAGATCATCTGAGTATTTAAGCAAATTAAATACAACTTCCTGGATGTCTTTTTGAGATGCTCCCAACATTTCCACTAATTTTTTATACCTAGCACCTAATCTAGGTGTAGGTGACCAGCCGGTTGTATAGTTGCAATTAAAACAATGATAACTTATTTTTGAACTGTTTTGTATTACGCCACCACGTTTACGTTTATCAGTACACATAGGACAATTAAATGTAATCCAGCCACTAGGAGTTTTACCTGCACTTAACGGTATTCGATCCATTAAAAGTCTATGTACTTGTTCTACTAGTTCATGGTGATGCATAGTATTATTATAGCATCTTATACGGAAAAGTCAACTAATTTCTTAATTGTATTTTATCAACAGTGCCAGATACCGATTCATATTTAACTCTAATCCAGTTAGTATTTACTTTAAAGTTAAATGGGTCAACACCGTTAAAGGCAGAACTATATGGTATTCTTACTTGCCCAAAGTCACCTTGTACAT